AAACATAACACTTTGTAGTAAAACGACTGTTCCAAATCCATCTGTATTGGCAGTACGAATTTGACTTTGCACACCAGACGTAATTAAGCCCCAATGAACTGCGCTATAATTCCAAACTCCCCCTTTCTGACGCGGCACGCGTTTGCCAATGGAGATGCTTGACTTAGAATACCCATTATGAGTATCCTTCATTTCTTCTCGAGCTAATCGAGGTCTGTTCTTTCGAAGTTTCCGAAGCTTCTTACGAGCAAACTTATGGAGCCTGCTATTACGAGGAAAAGGAGCACTACCAGTGATACGTTTAACACGCTTAACTGCTCGAAACGGGATTTTACCATTTCTTTTCATTCTATAAACCGCATACGTACGAAATCGCCTAGATATAGGCTTCTTGACATACTTACGGTAATAGGGATACAATTTCTTTGCGTAATCATAAGTATCCTTGATCGACATTTTTATTTAAAAAGATCATCAAAGGTGTTCTGTATACCAGAGGGAACAGTCGCATAAGTGATACCCGCATTTATCACACCGAGACTTACTTGGAGTTCCTGCATTAATTGTTCTATAACGTTCTTTGGAATCTCTTCGTGATCTTCGAACCGAAACAATTGGAGGCGCGTTGTAAGGCTTTCCATTAGAGCCAAGACGATTTCGTGGGGGCGTCTTGTGAGTCTCCTTCGACATAATTTCTTTGGAATTCTAAACTCGGCAGTTCGTTCCATTTTATACTTTAAAGGATTAAATTTTCATTTAAAAATTTGTCACTGCACGAGGACACGGACGGCGCGGACGTGGTCACGGACGGAGGCAGGAGGCAGCTATCTCTGTAAGTAATACTATTGCCTCGCCTATAAATAGGAGGCAAGGTGCTTACAGAGATATGCCTAAAAATGGCAGACAGATCAGAGGACAGTATTGGCTTGCAACAATACCTCACTATGACTACACGCCCTACCTCGCGCCCGGGGTCTCCTGGATCGCCGGGCAGGTTGAACTCGGAGAGGGAGGATTCCTCCACTGGCAGCTCGCAGTCTACTTCAAGTTACGCGTTGTATTGTCAACCCTACACGCTAGCCTCTCAGGCAAGGGACACTATGAACTTGCAAGGTCCGCTGCAATCGAGGAATATGTATTCAAGGAGGACACGGCTGTACTTGGGACTAGGTTTACTCTCGGATCTAAACCCTTTAAGCGTGGTTCGGCGCGAGATTGGGACGCAGTGTACAATCAAGCAATTAAGGGCGAATTTAGTGACATTGAAAAGTCCATACTTGTTCCATATTACTCTTCCATCAAACGTATCTATCAAGACAACCTTGCTCCGACGGATATGGAACGAACCGTGTATGTTTACTGGGGTGCAACTGGGACTGGAAAGTCCCGTCGCGCCTGGCAAGAGGCCGGAATGGATGCTTACCCTAAAGATCCCCGAACTAAATTCTGGGACGGTTATAGGGGTCAAAAGCATGTTGTCATTGATGAGTTTCGAGGAGACATCGCAATTGGACACTTGTTACGATGGTTGGACAGGTATCCTGTCATTGTGGAAGTCAAAGGCAGCTCCGCCGTACTCAGCGCGCAAACGCTCTGGCTCACCTCCAATTTATCTCCAACCCAGTGGTACCCAGACATCGACGAAGAGACAATGTCGTCCCTGTTAAGAAGGATCAAAGTGACCCACTATAATAAAGTTTTTGGAACTTAGGAGGCGGCAAGCCGCCATGAATAATGGGGAAACCCCAAACCCCGCCCTGCCGGGTGGCGGCAGTATGGATCGAAATCACTATTCTGGTATGACCGCAGCGCAGATGAGCGATATTCCCGCCAGGGGGCACCCGCTCACGCCGCTCGGGCGGTCCTCCCGGACAGGGGAGATGATGAAGTCACTTCACATTCACTTTATTTATCAGTACGTTCCACATCGGCAGGATCATCATCTTCCCTAACCTGTCTTCCAACATGCGTAGCATTAATGTCCGACACGATAACATCAGACTGAAACCAATCATATTCAATATTGGTCTTTTTAGAAACAGATGTCATATGGTAGTTCTTGCGAGTAGTATAAGCAACTCGAACAGGGCCACAGCTAATAGTTTCGCTATTTACAGCAGCTGCGGTTGGGTCAATGACGGGACAAGGTAAACTTTCCGCTTGAACACAAACTACATACGTTTTACCTTTAAGGCCACCGAAAGTAGCATTAGTGACTAGTTCTCTACGAGCTAAATAATTAAGGTTAAACTTAAATGAAACATTATGAGTAGAACCAGGCTCGAGAACAACACTTTCTGTATAACATGGCTTCCAAAATTTCTTGTAAATTTTAGCATGATTAATACTAGTCCCGAACGGACCTTTAATAATTTGATCGCCATTAATACCAGTGCTAAACGAATAAGGAGGAACACCTTCAAGAGGAGAAATACTGTACAAAGAATTGACAAGTGCAGGTGTTTGACCGAGTCTACGATCAGTAATTTCTTGATAAATAATCTTCGGTGGGTTAGTTGTAGGACACGTAGATGTGCATTTATACACAATGATCTTCATTTTAGTAATCATAGTCTCAAGATTAGTAAACGACATTTGTCCACTACAAGACAAAACCTTCAGCTCTTCAGTTCTGAGTTGAGCAGCGGTAATGGTGGGAAGTGTAGTGGAACCTCCAGATGGAAGGCGATCAGGCTGCGTGTCATACAACGGAGTTTTGAGGTGATACTGAACATCACCAGTAGTTAAATATTCTTGCGGACTATTGATAAACATAACACTTTGTAGTAAAACGACTGTTCCAAATCCATCTGTATTGGCAGTACGAATTTGACTTTGCACACCAGACGTAATTAAGCCCCAATGAACTGCGCTATAATTCCAAACTCCC